GAACTCTTTACTCTGAATATCTTGGACTTGCCGGAAGAGTCGATTGTATTGGAGAATATGATGGAGAACTTGCCGTTATAGACTTTAAGACTTCCGAAAAGATTAAACCCGAAGCTTGGTTAGAAAACTATTTCGTTCAGGAAATGTTTTATGCCTCCGCATACTTTGAACTTACTGAAATTGCCCCTGTTAAGTTAATTACCATTATGGTTACTCCTGGTGGAGAAGTGAAGGTATTTGACAAAAGAAACAAAGGGGATTATATTAAGTTATTAGTTCGTTACATCAAAAAATTTGTACATCACAATACTGGGGCAAAGAATGGAGAATGAATTAGAAAAGGTACTCGAAAGTAAATTCTACTGTCCAAATAAGTTCGCACAAGAGATTGAGGATCTTGTTCAAGTTAATATTGAAATGAACTATATCGATGCGATTGTATACTTCTGTGAAAAAAATAGTCTCGATGTTGAGTCAGTATCTAAACTCATTTCAAAACCACTGAAAGAAAAAATTAAGTATGAGGCAATGGAACTTAATTTTCTCAAAAAGACCTCCCGTGCCAAATTAGTTTTTTAATTCCATTTTGGAGGGCAAAATTTTCCAGGCAAAAAATTGCTCCTATTACTTTTTTTGAAAATGACTCCTTTTGACTGCTATAAAACTTATCTGGCACTCAAAAACCATTTTACAAAAGATTCTTATGATTATTACAAATATTGTAAAAAGACCAGAGCATCATTAGAGTCCTTTTATAAGAGACGTGATCGTTTTTGGTTTGAAAAGATATCCAGACAAAGAACAGATAAAGAAATTGAAGACTTTTTTATCGCAAATTTTGTTTCTTGTAATGATTCTGAATCTTTATGGATCGGTGAGATTATAAAAACCGGAGATCAGAATTATAATGAATGGCAAAGAAAAATTCAGTCTCTTTCTTATCTCTTCAAAGAAGAATGTGAAAGTTTATTTGCCGAGCATAATTTTAAGAAAGTATTTGAGTGTTCCAAGGGGCATCCACCTCTTCTCAAAAAGTTCCTGAGCGGGAAAATAAGCCTTGAAACTATGGTAATCTGTGATAGAATATTCCTGTACGGGAATGACTTTGATAAGAAACTTAAAGATCCTGTATGGGAAACTGTAAGTCGGAGAATCAGAAAATACTCTCCATTCCTACATATAGATGTGTCTCATTACAAGAAAATTTTGAAAGATATTGTTTTTGGAGGAAAATGAATTTTTTTAAGTCTGATATTGTTCGTTCTGAAATGGCAGAAATTGCAGAACTTCAACAAAGTGTTTATAATAATGTCTTTAAGTTTCATTTGATGGATCGTGAAGAAAAAATATCTCACGTAAATCTTCTTGAAAAACTTTTAGATAAGCAAAGAACAATCTATACTCGTTTAAGTTTATCTGATGCCCCAGAGGCAAAAGAAATGAAAGAAAAAATCTCCGAATCCGCATCGGCAATGGGACTTCCTTCTGGTGTGGATATGAATGTGATTTTTGGAAATCTTGCAAAAATGCTTGATAAAATGAAAGATCAGATTGACAGAACGGGTTCTGATCTGTAGAATATATTGGGCTGGACGATCCCTAAGCAAAGTCACAAAAGCCAAATCTCACAAATACGAGGAAAAATCGAATGTCATTCGAAAATTTAAAAAAGCAATCTAAACTTGGTTCTTTAACACAAAAACTAGTTAAAGAAGTTGAGAAGATGAGTACTACTTCTAGTGGTGCCGATGAACGTCTCTGGAAACCCGAAGTTGATAAAACTGGTAATGGTTTCGCAGTGATTCGTTTTCTACCTGCTCCTGATGGTGAAGAACTTCCCTGGGCAAAGATGTATTCACACGCATTTCAAGGACCTGGTGGATGGTATATTGAAAACTCACTGACGACTATTGGTGGTAAAGATCCTCTCGGAGAACACAACCGAGATCTGTGGAATACAGGAACCGAAGCAAATAAGGAAACTGTTCGTAAGCAAAAACGTAAGTTGTCATATTACTCTAACATATATGTCGTAAAGGATCCCACAAATCCTCAGAATGAAGGTAAAGTATTTCTGTTTAAGTATGGAAAGAAAATCTTTGATAAGATTATGGAAGCAATGCAACCAGAATTTGAGGACGAATCACCAATCAATCCTTTTGATCTCTGGCAAGGAGCAAACTTCAAACTGAAGATCGTCAAGAAGGATGGTTATTGGAACTATGATAAGTCTGAGTTCGGACCATCTGAACCTTTATTGAGTGATGATGATGCGATGGAAGCACTCTGGAAGAAAGAGTATTCTCTGGCAGCAGTCACCGCACCAGATCAATTCAAGTCCTATGAAGAACTTGAAAAACGTCTGAAAATGGTATTGGGACAGAAACCAACAAATCGTCGTATGGATGAGGAAGTTGAGGATGAGGATAATGATCGTGGATCATATACTCCTGAATCTAATGGAACCAAAGAAACATTCAATTCTTTCAGTTCTTCAAATGAAGATGAAGACGATGCCCTTTCATATTTTCAGAAATTAGCAGAATAAAATCAATTGTAAAGTTTGATATTATCCCCTCTTTTTAAGGTGCTGCTCATATACTGAGTGGCACCTTCTCTATATTCCATAATCTCGGACATATCATTTGTAATAATGCCGAGATATTCTTTTTTAAGTAAGAAAATATTTCTCTTTGCATCTTCTAGTTTGATTTCATAATCATAATTTGTCACTGGAACTGCTATGTTTCCTGTATCTACCTGCAGACTTGTAAGATAATCATAATAACTTACTGTATATGGAGAACCTACCTCAAGACCAGAAGGAACAATCGTAACTCCCTGACTATTTTTAATTTCAGAAGTCTCATAATGATGAATACCATTATAAAGAGTATTATAATCTCCATATTTATTGACTAAATGTCTGTCTAAATCATCCTGTAGAAGAGGCCATTCTGATTGAATGTTGAGAATATTATTTGCTAAAAGAATCACCCAATCTAAGTTTGAATCTCTATAAACTTCAAAAGCAACATTATCTGGTCTATCATTACCAGAAATTTTATATTTTTCAAAAAATGCAAGTTCCTGAAAAATATCGTCTCTTATTTTTCCTTTTTTAAAAAGATTTTTTACTACAATATAATCTGATATGTTTTTGGATCCTGCAATCCGACTTACATACTCAAAATCTGGAACTTGTTTAAAATAAGATGCCATTTTAAAAACCTACGTTGTCATCTTTTTCACCATACTCATCATCAAAGATTGGTTCAAGTTCTTGAAATGTTAATCCAATTCTATATGCAGTCATTGATTTTTCCTCTCCCGCATAAGTCATATATGTTCCGTCAGGAGTATAATCAACATTACAAGATTGTAAAGCACATTCTTTAAATCTTGTTAAGTATGGGTGTGTTACGCTTTTTCCTCCTTTTGAAGTCATATATTGAATCGCAAAAGTATGTGGTGCTTTTAAAAATAAAGAAGTCTCACTTCGTTTTACTGACATTGATTGTTTAAATGCACGAATGATTTTTCGCACCATTACTGATTCTTCTGGTGATCTTGGATAAAATGAAAAAGAAAATGAATGGGATCTTAAACTTGGTCCACTAAAGAGAAGTTCTGTATTATTGTTTCCAACAATTCCTAGTGTTCTTTGAGCAATAGATGCATTATTTAATGCAGCTCCGGTAAATAATGCACCAAGTGGACTTACTGCTTCTCCAGACTTGATTGTCTTTTTCAACTTTTTACCTGTTTTATCAAAAGACTCTTCAGCACCCTCTACTCCACCAGTAAGAAATCCTTGAGCAAGATCAGCGCTAGCTGCTTGTAACATATTTAGTTTGTCATCTGTCCAACCAACAGTATTGCTATCATTAATTCCTGCAGGAATTGGTAAAGTGATTATTCCTATTCTTTTAGATCCTTTTATTATAGGATTACCACCATCAAGTTCCACCACTCTACTCTGTGTAGTTCCAAATTGACTAGAACTTTGTTTTCCTTTTGCAAGTGATGGTGAGTATTCTAAAATTGAAAACTTAATTACATCTTGGGATTCTACTCTCATATTTAGGGGATATCTCATATCCTGACTATATGAAAGTCTTGTTCCTGTTTTAAATTTATTTTCTGCTGCTATTGCAGCTGCTCCTGCTGGATCTGGTGGTGGTGTCGTACCCCCATTTTTTGCGGCACCAGATCCAGTTGCAGCATTCAGTGCTTTTTTATCTTGGTCCGTAGTTACTCCCAAGTCTTTTACTACTTTAGAATCTGTTATTTGTTTTGTTACTTCTTTTCTCAAGGGACTATTTATATCTGCAAGTGCTGTTTTTTCAGCAGCACTTGCAGATACTGCTGGAGTCACATTTCCAGCAGCATCTATAGTTCCTATAGTCGTTGTTGTACCACCTTCTACTTTTTGTATGTCTGTGTTAAATTGCCTGTTTCCATCAGTACTTTTTCCAATCTCCGTAACTTTGGATTGTATTGTGGTTGGAGCAGTCCCAACATTTGGTTTTGCCTGAGGAGATGTAACTGATGCCATTAGACACAGAGAGTTTTACTTATTTAGACGGAATTTTGCATAAGGTATAGAGAGCATCTCATCTAACTCATCATATTTAATCACATAAAGTTTTCCTACAACTTCTTCCCAGGTATACTGCCTTGATTTTCTCCAATGAAAGTTCATTCCTCTAAACCCCCATTTTTCCAGTGAAGTACAGGCAATCAGTGGATGTTGATCATATTGTATTTCTGGAGTTTTAGCTCTATAAACAAATGTATAAAATTTTCCTGGTTCTGGATATAATACTTCTTCTTTTAAAACTTCCATAATTACCATCATCAGGTCTTCTGGATCATTACTACCAGATTCCTTGATTTTTTTTCTCAATTCTGCCATTCTGGGAGGAAGTTTTCCCACACTCACATATTGACCGAAACCTTCTGCCATTACCTTAACCCAAGTTCATTTTCGGTTATTACCTTAAACTCCAATCTACGATCTTTACACCATTCATCTGCGGCATTCCATTTTGATTGATTGACTGCGTATGTCTGAACCTCATAAAGATATGATTTAGTCACTCTTGATTTTTGTTTAGGTGGTACTGTTTGCCTCTTTGGTTTCACTTCTATCACATAAGTCTTAATCTCTTCATTATTTTCTTTAACTTTGATAATAAAATCTGGAAAGTATCTATGAACACGATTATCTACCGGAGAAACATAAGGAATCCAAAACTCTTCTGAACCATACTCCATAATATTTTCATTTCTATCACACCACTGCATAAATTTGAGTTCCCAGGAACTTCTGTATATGATGTTATTTACGTCTCCTTTATATTTCTGCGGATTTTGAGGGTGAAACCTACCCTGATGGTATTTTCCGTCTCTTGACATTTCCTAACTACATAATATATAAGTACAAGTATTTATAAATGGCATCAGTAAAAATTGTAAATGTAGATGAAATAAAGAGCAAACTTCTACATCCTGCAACAACATCTCATTTTGTCGTATCTATTCCACAACCAAACTATGGAGGATCTGCGGGTGGATTTGTTAAATATCTGAGAGATAATGGTGTGACGTATGATAAGGAAAAATTAGAACTTCTTTGTTGTGAAGCAATACTTCCCGGATCTCAACTAGCAACTCATAGTATCACCGGAGATTATCACGGTTCTACTCACAAACACGCATATAGAAGACAATTTGATGATAGAATTGATTTGTCTTTTTATGTTGATGCTGATAATTATCTTGCGATTAGATATTTTGAAACTTGGATAAAGTATATTGTAGGAGAGTCATTTGTTCCTACCGAAAAAAACAGACCTGGAGTTAAATCCCAAGAATATTTTTATAGAATGAATTATCCAGTTAATTATATTGCTCAACAAGATCTCTCAATAATTAAGTTTGAAAAAAGCACTGTGACAAGTTCTAAAGCTAATAAACGAGCTAGTCAACTAATGTACAGTTTTGTAGATGCATTTCCAATCTCAATCAATTCAATGTCTGTTTCATATGATACTGCATCATTATTAAAATGTTCGGTTGCTTTTTCATATGTTAGATATTACATAGACAAAGCTCCTCCGGTTACACAACAATCCAATTCATCTAGTGCTGGTGCTATTAGTAATCCATTTCAACAAGCAAATACTAATAATGCAACAACAGGATTTACCTCTAATCAAAATCTTGGTGTTAATGTTCCAGCAACCACCACTAATGGAATTAATCTTGCTGTTGCAAATGCTTCTGGAAATACTGTTCAGACTGCTTTTTCTGGAAGAAGTATAATTTGACCCTCTAAATAATCATATCTGAATTTTTATAAGACATTATGCCTTTACCAAAGATTTCTACACCAACTTATGAACTTGAGTTGCCGTCCACAGACCAAACAATTAAATACCGTCCATTTTTAGTAAAAGAAGAAAAACTTTTAGTTATTGCACTAGAAAGTGAAGATACAAAGCAAATTACAACAGCAATCAAAACAGTCATCAAGAATTGTATTCATACAAAAGACATTAAAGTTGAGACTTTACCTACCTTTGATATTGAATATTTGTTCTTAAATATTCGTGGTAAATCAGTTGGTGAAAAAGTTGATGTAAATATTGTTTGTCCAGATGATAATGAGACCAATGTGTCTGTAAGCATTGATCTTGATGAGATTCGCATTCAAAAGAATGAGGGACACACCAATAAAATTAAGGTTGATGATAAAATTATGATGGAAATGAAGTATCCATCTCTGGAACAATTTATTAAAAATAATTTTGATTTCAATAATGAAAATGCAATGGAACAATCCTTTGACCTGATTGCTTCTTGTATTGATAAAATTTACACTGAAGATGATGTTTGGATTGCTGCTGATGTAACAAAAAAAGAAATTACTGAATTTTTAGATTCAATGAATTCAT